CAGAGGATATTTAGAGATGCTCACCATAAATACAAGTTATTTGGGGGTGGAGTAGGTGGTGGTAAAACGTACGCCCTTTGTGCTGAGGGGTTACGTCTCTCCATGATGTTCCCTGGAAACAGGGGCTTCTTGGGGAGACATGAAGCTGAGGCATTCAGGAAGACCACCCTAGTCACCCTACTCAACTTAATAGCAGATATGGAGCAGGAAACTGGTAATAGAATTATTGCCCACAACGGACATAATCAAACTAAGAAAGAGATAGTTTTCGTAAACGGATCAGCAATTATATATGGTGGTCTAGGTGGTAGGGAAGATATGGATAGGATCAAGTCATTGGAAATAGGCTTCTTCTGTGTTGATGAAGCTTCTGAGACGGTACATGAAGTTATTAACATGCTCAAGGCACGCCTTAGGTGGAAACTTCCAGGAGGTCAATACCCGAGGTTCTTTGGGTTATTCGCTTCTAATCCAGAACCAGGATGGTTAAAGAACACTTTTGTTGTACCACAGCAGCAAGGTGTTCCACTCGATGACCATCTTTTCGTTCAATCACTCCTAAAGGATAACCCCTGGCTACCCGCCGAATACCTAGCCAATCTACGAAGAGATAATCCAGAGAACTGGGTAAGACGTTATATAGATGGATCGTGGGATGCAGTTGAGGGGCAAGTCTGGCCTGACTTTGACTTCCAAACACATGTCCTCCCTAATGATGAGTGTCCTGTGGAAATTCCTTACCCAGAGAAGGGAACCCACACGGTCTTGGGAGCATTAGATCATGGTCAGACGAACCCCACTTGCTTTCTAGGGATGTATATAGACCAGGATGAGAACATCTTGGTTTATGATGAATACTATAGGAAAGGCTTAGTTAGTGACCACGTTAGGAATATAGAGGATCAATTCAATCTCCTATCTATGGAGGAGCTAGTAGCTGATCCTTCTATATGGGATAAGAATAGGGAGAAAGATGGGATGGAGTGGTCAGTTGCTGATGAATACGATGAGAGAGGGATTTACTTAACAAAAGCAAATAATAGTAGGGAAGCTGGGTGGAATAGAGTTGGAGAGTATTTTAGGCCTGATAAGAACCACTTTCACCCATTGATGGAGAAAAAAGGATCTCCTAGGTTAATTATATCTAAAAGATGCCGAAACCTCTTAACAGAGATTCCTGAGTATATTTGGAAGAAGACATCTGATACATCTGCCAATCCAAAGGAGGAGGCTAGGAAGTTGAACGATCACGCGTGTGATGCGTTGAGATATGGAGTTATGACTAGATCCTCTCCTTATGAACAGAAGAGGGATGATGATGCCCCAGTTGGTTCATTTAACTGGATTATTAAACAGAGAGATGGTGGTAAGAAAGGGAGAATGGTTATAAAATGAGCGAACCAACTAAAAAATATAAACTCTGGATGGATAGGGTTAAGTTTGCCAGAGACACACAAGAGAATAAGATAAACGACAACATCGACCTATCCTATAAGTACTACCAAGGTAAGCACTGGGGTCATGATATAGAAGGTGATATGCTATACAATGATGAGATAGTGGATAATATGGTCTATACAGTTGTAGCTACTATAAAACCATCCATTATCCTAAATAGACCAAAGATTTTCGTGAAGCCCAAGAGACGTCAGATGGCAACCAGACAGGGGCCAATAGATGCAACAAGTGCGGCTCTCAGGATGGAGGGGTTAGCTAATTTTCTACTGGATGAATTGGAGATACAAGATGAGCTAGAGAAGTGTGTAGTTGATGCTCTTCTTGCCCCTCAGGGCTATGTGATGGTAGGTTTGGATGGTAAGGCTATTGAGAGTGACCTTATATCAATGATAAAGAATGAAGAGATTTTTGTTAGGAGAATATCACCTAAGGATGTTATAAGAGACCCAGAGGCAACTGACCACGATTTAAAGGATGATAAGTTCATATGCATAAAGTGGGTTAAGACGGTAGATGAGATAAAGGATGATCCCAACTTAAAGAATACAGCAGAGCTAAAACCTAACTCGTTGGTGGAGCCGAATAAAAAAGATATGCTTGGATCTTTCACTATAAAGAGGTTTGAAGATGATGCTGATTCTGCCTTTACCTCTGCAGAAAATGATTTAGCTAGAGTCGAAGGCTATGATGTATGGGATAAGCAGAACCAAACATTCAAAGTAGTTGTGCTAACGCATGACAAATTTCTGAGGGATGACAATGAGTGGCCTACTAAGTTCGACAGATTCCCAGTTGAGCCAATATGGTTCAATTTCAACCCTGATGAAACGCATGCTCTTGCG